CTAAAAGAAAAAGAATAAAAGCAGGTAGTAAAGAAAAAATGAGAAAAGTTGGAGCTAAAGGTGCTCCTACTGCTGCACAATTTAAAAGAGCTGCTAAAACAGCAAAAAAATAATGAAAGCAGGACAAAAGCAAAAAATTAAAAAAGTTGCTAAAGGTTTAGATAAAGCATCTAAGTCACATAAGAAACAATCAAAAGTTTTAAAAAAATTAGTAAAAAATGGTACTAAAAAAATATCAAAATCCTAAAGGTGGATTAAACGAAGCAGGCCGTAAACACTTTGAAAGAAAGGATGGTGGCAATTTAAAAGCACCAGTGCCTAAAGGAAAAAATCCACGAAGAGTATCTTTTGCTGCAAGATTTGCAGGTATGAAAGGCCCAATGAAAGACGCAAAGGGCAGACCTACAAGAAAAGCATTAGCACTTAAGAAATGGGGTTTTGGTTCAGTAGCTGCAGCTAGAAGTTTTGCCAATAAAAATAAAAAGAAATAATGCCATTATATGAATTTGAAAATAAAAAAACTGGGAAAAGATTTACAGAACATCTTCCTATCAGTAAAAGAAATTATCCGTGTAGGGATAATAATATTAGAAGAGTTATTACAGCTCCTAATCTATCTATTATATCAGATGTGGGTGGAAAGGAAGACAAAGCCAGAGAACAAATCTTAGCGGCAGCAGAAAGAGGATATAAAGAACGTGAGCAAAAAAATAAAAACATCCCAGAGTGGTCGAAAGAAAGAAGAGAAAAAAGTAAACAAAAAAGACGATGGGCTTAATTGTATTGGTTATCCACACGATGACCCATATGGATTAGTAGCAGCATGGTGGAAAATATTTACTAAACCAAAAGAAAAAAATGTTACCGGAAAAAAGACAGAAACAAGAATTAAGCACTCAGCAAAAGACTTTTATTGATTTGCTATTTGGAGAAGCAGAAGGTAATCCAAAGAAAGCAGGAGAACTTGCAGGATACGCACCTACTTCTTATCCAAAAGTAGTTAAAGCATTAAAAGACGAAATACTAGAGAGAGCAGAATATTCTCTTGCACTTAATTCAGCTAAAGCAGTAAAAGGTTTAGTTGATTCTTTAGATGAAGATGGAAAAACTCCTGGTGTTAATATTCGTATGGAAGCGGCTAAACAAATTCTTGATAGAGTAGGTCTTGTTAAAAAAGATAAGATAGAAATGACAGGACAAGTTGCTCATGGAATATTTATCTTACCGGCTAAAGATGGTGCTAATTAAGAGAAAGGCACGCACTATACCTTTTGGATATAAACTTGCTGATGATACAGATTATATTGAACCAGTAGAATCTGAATTAGATGCGTTAAAGGAAGCAAAAGAATATTTAAATAATTGTTCGTATAGAGAAGTAGCACGATGGCTAACACAAAAAACAGGTCGTTCTATTACTCACACAGGATTAAAAAAAATTGTAGATAAAAGATGGATGACATTGAACCACCTAAACCAAGAGCCAACCTTGGAAGAAAAAAAGGAGTCAAGCAAGAACCAAGAATCCTAAGTGTAAAAACAAAAGCAAAACTTGCAGCAAAAAGAGTTATTAAAACGCAAGATGATGCAATTAAAAAAGCACAACAAAAGATTTATAATGCAAAGGCTAAAAAAGAAAATATTTTAAAAACAGATGAAGCATTAAAAGGGGTTTCTCAATCTGTAATGACAGATAAAGAAATAGAAAAACTTCCTCCAAATGTTCAAGACCATGTAGAAGAAAATATAATTTTTAAACCTAATGATGGGCCGCAAACACAATTTTTAGCTGCATCAGAAAGAGAAGTTTTTTATGGTGGAGCAAGAGGTGGTGGCAAATCTTACGCTATGCTTATTGACCCTCTTAGATATTGTGATAAGCAACATCATAGAGCATTATTACTAAGACGTTCTATGCCAGAATTAAGAGATATGATTAATCATTCTCAACGATTATATGCTAGAGCATTTACTGGTGCTAAATGGAGAGAGCAAGAAAAAGAATGGCGATTTCCTTCTGGTGCTAGAATTGAATTTGGTTACGCAGAAAACTTAACAGACGTTCTTCGTTACCAAGGTCAATCATATACATGGATAGGAATAGATGAGTTACCTCAATATCCTACTCCAGAAATATATAATTTTTTACGTTCATCACTTCGTAGTGTAGACCCAGAAATACCTGTATTTATGAGAGCAACAGGAAATCCTGGAAACGTAGGTTCATTATGGGTTAAAGAAATGTTTGTAGACCCGGCAGAACCAAATAAAGCATTTGATGTACACATAAGTACTATAGCAGGTGAAAAATCTATATCAAGAAGATTTATACCGGCTAAATTACAAGACAACCCGTACCTTATGCAAACAGATGATTATCTTATTATGTTATCATCTTTGCCAGAAGTACAACGTAAACAATTTTTAGAAGGAGATTGGGGTGCATTTGAAAATTCAGCATTTCCGGAATTTGATATTACTACCCATATTGTTCAGCCTTTTGACATTCCCCGCAATTGGCTCAGATTCAGAACATGCGACTGGGGCTATTCATCTGCGGCTTGCGTTTTATGGATTGCAGTTGACTTCGATAACAATTTCTGGGTATACAGAGAACATTATACCCAAAGAGTTACCGCAGACTTATTTGCAAGACAAGTCTTGGAAAAAGAACATGATGAATATATCCGATACGGAATCTTGGATTCTTCAACTTGGGCACGAAGAGGGGATGCCGGCCCTAGTATTGCAGAAACAATGATTAAAGAAGGATGTAAATGGAGACCATCAGATAGGTCGCCAAGAAGTAGAGTAGCAGGTAAATTAGAATTACATAAGTTACTAGCTAAAGACCAAGATACAGGACAACCAAAATTAAAAATATTTTCTAATTGTACTAATTTAATAAGAACATTACCTATGTTACCAATAGATAAAAACAATCCAGAAGATGTAGATACCCATGCAGAAGACCATGCTTATGATGCACTTAGATATGGCGTTATGAGTAGAAGCCTTCATCCAAAAAGTTATGAAGCAAATAAATATACAGAAAAAGAAAAATTTAAACCTGCAGATAGAATATTTGGTTATTAATGATTACACCTGATAAAATAAAAATAGGGTATAGAGATTATAAATTAGAAGAATGGAAACAAACTGTTGCTAGTGCAAATGAAGCACAAGGTCAGTTTTTTTCTAAAGAAGGAATCATTGGTTATACAACTGATGAAAAAGGAGTTTCTCATGCTAATACTTTATTACACGAAATACTACATGCAATAGTATACCAATGGAATATAGAATTAGAAGAAAAAGAGGAAGAAAAATTAGTTAATGGTTTAACTAATGGATTAACAACTGTCTTTGTAGATAATCCAAAATTAATGGATTATTTAAAAGAAAAAATCAAGGAGGGCTAAATGCCACAACCGATATTGACAAAATATAAACAGGGTGACCTTGGTATGCCCTATCCTAAGAAAAAGGATAAAATGAAAAATCTTAATTTATCTGCTCATGGCGGAGAAGCTGACCCAGAGATAGCTACTAAAGATTATCCAACCAAGAAAAACAATCACGTACAGTCATCTTTTTTTAAGATGGCAAATGAAAAAGATTATTAGGAGGAAAAAATGCCACAACCAATTATGAAAAAATATAAACAAGGTGAAATGGGTATGGAGTATGGAATGCCATCAAAAGAAAAACCACAAGCTAATATGATGAAAAAATATAAGCATGGTGAATTTTCTGAAGTTGCTGACGGTGCACCTGCAAAAGAAAAACCACAAGCCGATATGTTAAAAAGATATTCACAAGGTGAGCTGTCAAAGGCACCAGACGGAAAATAGTTAATGGCAAAACAAGAGTCTGCCGATATATTAGCTTTAGGTGATAAAGACAAGAATCAAAAAGAAACATATAATATTTCTGGTCTTGCCGGTTTAATTAAAAGCAAATTTATTGATTCAGAAAATGCTCGTAAATTTGATGAGCAAAGATGGTTAAGGTCTTATCGTAACTATAGAGGTGTCTATGGAAATGATATGGCTTTTACTGAATCTGAAAAATCAAAAGTATTTGTTAAAATAACTAAAACTAAAGTTCTTGCGGCCTATGGTCAACTAATAGAAGTTTTATTTTCTAGTGGAAAATTTCCAGTAGGAATAGAGCCTACACCTATTCCAGAAGGAATAGCAGAGTATGCCCATGTTTCAAAAAATAAACAACAATCAGAAGAACCTCAAAATCCTTATGGTTTTCCAGGTGATGGAAATGTATTAGAACCTGGAGCTACAAGTATACTTGGTGGATTAAAAGAAGAGTTAGGCGAAATTGATTTTACTGAGGGTTCAGCAAAAGATGGTGCAGCCGAACCACAGATTAGTCCTGCAGAAATGGCAGCAGCTAATATGGAAAAATTAATTCATGACCAATTAGATGAGTCAAGTGCTGTATCTGTTTTACGCCATGCATTATTTGAAAGTGCACTTCTTGGTACAGGAATTATTAAAGGCCCATTTAGTTATGAGCAATCAAGTCACAATTGGACTAAAGATGAAAGTACAGGTAAAAATGAATACACTCCTAGAATTAAATTAATACCACGTATTGAATCAGTTTCTTGTTGGGATTTTTATCCAGACCCAGATGCAGTTAGAATTGAAGATGCAGAATATGTAATTCAACGACATGTTTATACACGTTCACAAGTTCGTGATTTAATGAACAGACCTTATTTTAGACCAGAAGCAATTAAAAATTCTTTAGATATGGGGCCTAGCTATGAAGCTAGAGGATATGAAGCATCTCTACAAGATAGAGAATCAACTGATGAATTTGATAAAAATAGATATGAAATTTTAGAATTTTGGGGTATAATGGATACTCAACTTGCTATGGAAGCAGGTTTAGAACTTGATGATGAAATGGATTTATTAGATGAAGTTCAAATTAATTGTTGGGTATGTAATGGTGAAATAATTAGATTAGTATTAAATCCTTTTACTCCAAGTAGACTACCTTATTTAGTTTGTCCATATGAAATAAACCCTTATCAATTTTTTGGAGTAGGTATTCCAGAAAATATGGATGATGCACAAACAATTATGAATGGTCATGCAAGAATGGCTATTGATAATTTAGCATTAGCAGGTAATTTAGTATTTGATATAGATGAAACTATGTTAGTACCAGGCCAAGATATGAAAGTATTTCCTGGTAAAATATTTAGAAGACAATCTGGTATGCCGGGTCAAGCAATTCATGGTGTTAAATTTCCAAATACATCACAAGAAAATTTAATGATGTTTGATAAATTTAGACAATTAGCAGATGAATCAACAGGAATACCATCTTATTCACATGGAACAACAGGTGTGCAATCTACAACTAGAACTGCAGCAGGAATGTCTATGTTAATGGGTGCAGCAGCACTTAGTATTAAAACAGTTATAAAAAATATTGATGACTATCTTTTAAGACCTTTAGGTGAAACTTTATTTTCATGGAATATGCAATTTAATGATGAATCACCAGAAATAAAAGGGGACTTACATATTAAAGCAAGAGGTACATCATCATTGATGCAAAAAGAAGTAAGGTCACAAAGATTAATGACTTTCTTACAAGTAGCATCAAATCAAAATTTGGCTCCGTTTGTTAGATGGCATTCAATATTATCAGAGATTGCAAAATCACTTGATATAGAACCAGAAAAATTAATAAACGACCCAGAGAAAGCGGCAATCTTTGCAAAAATAATGGGAATGGCAAATGGAAATCAACAAACTGAAGGCAATAATCAACAGTCCACAATGGCCAATGATGGAGCAACTCCTCCAGGAGCGAATCCAAACGATATTACAGGCGTTGGCGGTGGAAACATCGGAACAGGAGGTGTTCCGCAAGCAGGGGAGAGTGGCTTCTCTGCAGGAACTCCTAAAAATGAAGGGGCAACTTAAAAATAGAAAATGACAACATATTACAAAGGAAATAATATAGGTTTAAATTATGATGCAGCAAATGCAACATGGTCTTTTGCTAATGAACCACAAGATTTTATAGATACAAATGCATTTTCTAGTACTGACCCTACATTTGACTATACTCCCCCACCTACAGATGATGAGGAACAAGAAGAAGATACAAATTGTCCAGAAGGATATATTTATGATAATACATTAAAACAATGTGTTCCAAACCCTGCAGTACCAAATAGATACATACCACAAAATCAACCTGGCGGAAATCAAAATAAACCTGCAGTACAAATAGCAGGAACAAATAGAACTACTTCAGATAATAATTTTATTGCTAGTGATGCAGAATACCAAGCAATGTCGCCAGGAGAATTAATAGAAAATTTAAAACAACGTGGTTTTATGGAAAAAGATGAAAATGGAAATTTAGTTATTAATCTTGAAAGAGGTTCTATAGGAAGTGCTATAGTTGATAATTTATTTGGAAAAGTATCATCAACAAAATTAAATACACAACGTAATAAACAACAAAAAATAATTAGTTTATTAATAGATAAAGGTATAGTTAACCAAATGGATGCATATCCACAAGGTGGTATATCTGCTACAGACCCAAATGCAGGTAGTATGAAAACTAAATTTGTAATACCAACTATACAAAAATTTGAAGC